ATGCTGTCGCTGGTGATAAGAAAATCAGCATCAAACGGAAAGAAGGTATCGCAAATGGATCATTTGACTGGTTTAACACAAGCAAGTATAATGATGTCTTAGGTAACACTTTCGATACCTTTCTTTCAAACATGAAAGAGATGCGTTCCATGCCCAAAGATCTCATCAAAGATGATGAGTTCATCTTGAAAGTGCGGGACAATTTCAATCAACTGTGTGAGTTGTCTTTGGACACTCTGAGTAGCGACCAAATTATTGATATTTTACGTCGCGGTCTGATTGATGCAAATGATGATTTTGATGTTGTAATTACCGACACTAAAACCAATACTCTGTATGTTTTTGGTGCTGATCAACATCCTGCTGTTGGTTATATCAATCAAGGATTTACTGCTGTTCTTCAAGGTAAGGGAAAATCATCCCGAAAAGTGTTGTTTTCTGATGGCATAAATCTTTATGACTGCGGTCTGCGTATTCGTGTTACCAGTAACAATGGTATCAATGCTTTTCTTGGTTTAAGTAAAGCAAACAAGAACTCTCAGGTTGTAATCAAACTCCAACAAGATAACGTCAAACAACTACTCATCTCCACCGAAGCGAAGAACTATGACTATTGAAATCCTACAGCAATCCGCAGAGAAAATGACTGAAATTCAACAGTCATTCGATCTTATCTACATGGATCCTCCGTTTGGATTGCAAAGGGATTTTAAGATGTTAGAGCAAGATGGTGAAGAAAAAGGATTCTCTGATAACTGGGAGTCCTTTGATGATTATATTTTATGGTATGCAGATATCATAAACAAGGCATGGGACAAATTGAATAAGGATGGGTGGATTTATCTGCACAACAACTTCATTGGTAACGCACTTGTTTTATCTCATGTAGATCGAAAAGTGCGTGATGCCTTTTATACAAACATTTCATGGAAACGTTCTGGTCCAAAGAATAACATCAAGAACGGATGGGGTAACATTGTAGATTCAATTATGGTTCTCCGTAAGGGTAATCCATACTTTGAAGTTGAATATACAGACCTTGACTCAAAGTATGAGAAGAATAGCTTTAAGAACCAAGATGAAAAGGGATTCTATGCTCTCGCCAAAACTACAGGAGAAAAGAGTCGCCCTGGACGAATCTTTGACTATAAAGGTTACAAACCAGAGTATGGGTGGCGAGTAAGTGAAGACATGCTCAAAGAGATGGATGAGCATAACTTACTGCACTTTGGTAAGAATACAATCTACAAAAAGATTTACCTAGAAGATAGCAAAGGCGTCCCAGTTCAAAATCTATGGGATGATGTGTATTTCATCTCTCGCAGTGAATCGAACAAGCGTAAGTATCCAACACAAAAACCACTCAAACTATTGGAGAGGATTATTAAGTCATCTTGCCCTGAAAATGGATGGGTTTTTGATCCTTTTGCTGGGTCTGGAACTACAGCAATCGCATCGCAACTTCTTGGAAGAAACTGTATCACATGCGACATCAATCCACAGTCAATACAATTAGTGACTGAAGCAATCAAAGAAACAGAAAATCCTCTCATTTCTGCAATGAATTGAACTGGGCCCCTGAAAGTGTACCAGTAGTGTAGTTCACACGGTCCGCATGACCCGCACCCGTAAGCAAACCGCAAATGTTGCTGCTGAAGTGAAAGTGCCTGAGGTTCTCATCACTCGTCAGCAATACATTCAAGACATTAAGGTTCGCTGGGAAATCCATCAGTATGAAGTCAACAAACTTCGTGAAGATGTAACCAAGTTCAGTCAAACTGTTTCTCCTTATGTGAAGCAAATGATTGACTACACGACCGAAAAGTATCAACAACTGTTCGCTCGTCGTCTGACTGCTTGATGATACACCAAGGCACCATCACTAGGTGCCTTTTTTATTGAAAATGTTAGTGGGCCCTGTAAAGTGTCCTAGTATTATGAAGAACACCCATCTCAATCATCCCGAAGATCAGATTCTTACAGGTGATCTATCTGTGCTGGATTGGATGTATGAATCTGATAGTTTCATCTCCACAAAAATTGATGGTGCTCCGGCTGTAGTGTTTGGAACTGACCCTGAGACTGGTAAGTTCTTCTGTGGGACAAAATCAGTTTTTAACAAGAAGAAAATCAAGGTAAATTACAGCATTGAAGACATTCTCCGTAATCACGGTAACACTCCTCGCGTTGCAGAGATTCTTATTGCCTGCTTCAACAATTTCCCCAGGATTGATAACATCATTCAAGGTGATTTCATCGGATACGGTGGAAACAGCACTTATCGCCCCAACACTATCACCTATCACTTTCCTAGTGTAGTCAAAGAAGCAATCATCTTTGCTCCTCATACGACCTATTCTGGTACAAATCTTCGTGAATGTGTTGCATCCTTTGGTGCATCAGTTCCTGAGTGTGAGAATGTGAAATGGGTGCAACCTGATGCATCTATCTGTCCTTATCGTGAGGATATTGAAGATGTGTGTAAGTTTGCAAAGCAAATGAGCACACTGTGTGAGTTCGTGAATGATAAGCAAGCAACAGAACTCAAGAAAATCATCAATTCTTACATCCGTGAGGGTAAGGAGGTTGACGAACATGAAATTGCAGAAAATTATGATGTTGATATCAACCTGCTGCGACTTTGGAAACTCGTTGCATCAATCAAGACCGATTTGTTCTTCTTCATCTCTGATGACGATAGCATCTCCTGTGAGATTGATGGTAAAGAGTCTGCGCATGAAGGGTATGTAATGACGAATCGTTTTGGAACATACAAGATTGTTGACCGCACTCAATTCAGCCGTGCTAACTTTACACTTCAAAAGAACTGGTAATGATTAGTGGGCCCTTGGAAGTGTCCTAGTAGTATGAGAACCACACACCGATTCCAAAGTTTCAAAGAAGCACTCAACTTTCTGATGAGTGAGTTTCAAATGAGCAATCAGCAAGCAACTCACTTCATCTGGGACAATCAGTTCACTATGGGAACTGACCGTGCTATTTGGATTACTGAACCTACCAACTGATTATGACTACTACCATCACTGAATACGCTGCACAGAAAGATGCACAAAACACAATCTATCTTAACATTGTTAAGTATGGTCTGATGCTATGTGATGCTCTCGGTCACGATGCGCCTGATAATTACTTCTATGAACTGGATAGTTCTGGTCGTAAGTATCACAGAATCTGGATGTATATTGGAGACCGTCGTGATAGTATTCATGCTTTCATTGATAAGCAAACTGGTTCAGTATTGAAACCTGCAAGTGTAAAAGCGCCAGCTAAGGGTGAGAGGTACAACCTCCTCTCTATTCCTTCCCGTGAGAAGTGTTTTGAAAGTGCTGATGCTTTTGGTGGTTATCTGTACGCACGATGACTTACTCTAACCTTTCAAAGATTCGTCCGAAACTGAGAACATCAGGTAATGTAACAGGTAACTTCGGCCGCCCAAAATCAAAAGCAGGTTCATCACTGAATGAGATTGGAATGAGTACTAAAGAAAGCATTAAATGTGCTACACAGGATGAGTATCTGAATCGTCTTTATTCTGCATTTGATAATACTGATGATGCAAAGTTAAAAAAGTTTCTGTATCAAGAGATTCGTAAGATTCTTATCACACAAGGAAAGTGGTGAGAAATAGTGGGCCCTTGAAAGTGTCCTAGTAGTATGAACAACACTACCGACCGCAAGTTTCACAACATTTCCCTTGAAGATCGTGAAATGTTTGCTTACAACAACTATCAAGAGCGTAAGAAACAGCAACTCGCTGCAGTTGCACCTGAACTGCGTATCAAATACTGCTTCGAGTTTCTGAAAGGTTACGTCGCTGAAGGTGATACTGAGATGGCAAAGCGTTGCTATGATGGTATTGCTAAGTACAGCGAAGTTCTTGACTATTCCGAAGCACACTTCTGATTCACAATGACTGGTGGCATTATCTTCCTGATCGCTTATGCAATGGGCGCAGGACATGTTTTTCTGATTCGTTATCTCTCACGTAAAGGTATTATTTGATTATGAAATACGAAGTCACTTTATACGTTTCTGGACGTAACTTCAAGGACATTGTAATTGCTAATTCACCAACAGATGCAAGAGTTACAGCTGAAGCACGCAATCCTACAGCACGTGTTGTAGCAGTCAACGGAACGTTTAAGTAACTGGGCCCCCGAAACTGTACCAGTAGTAACACCACACATCAAACCATGAACTACTACAAAATCACTGAAATTGACTTTGACTTTGACGGTGAAGATATCACTCAAGAAGAGATTGATACTATCGTCACTGAAACAAAAGGTT